CTCAAGGCATGGGGCGAGGACGTTGTTAAGGCAGGCGAGAAGCTCGAACAGGCAGGCCAGAAAATAACATCAGCCGGACAGACTCTCACCCGCAACGTATCTGCACCGATAGCGGCGGCAGGCATTGCGGCAGTCAAATCCTCGATTGATTTCGAAACGGCAATGACAGGCGTCATGAAGACCGTGGACGAGACAGCAACCACGAGCTATGCGGACATTGCCGAGGCAATCAAAAAGATGTCCACGGAGACGGCAAGCTCCAAGACAGAAATCGCGGCGGTTGCGGAAGCGGCTGGTCAGCTCGGCATTGGTGCGGATGACATCGAGAAATTTACCAAGACGATGATAATGCTCGGTGACACGACCAATGTCAGTGCTCAGGATGCGGCAACAGCCCTTGCCAAGTTTATGAACATCACCGGGGACAGCAAGGACGATGTGGACAAGCTCGGCTCGGCTATCGTTGACTTGGGTAACAACTTCGCAACGGACGAAGCCTCAATCATCGCCATGGCAACGCGTCTTGCATCAGCCGGCACGATTGCAGGCTTATCATCCACAGATATCCTTGCCCTTGCCGCTTCCATGTCTTCTGTCGGTATCGAAGCCGAAGCGGGCGGCACAGCCATGTCCCAGACCTTGACGAACATCGGAAATCGTGTTGCTAACTTTAAGGACGGCACGACAGAAGCCCTTGACGACATTTCCAAAGTCACCGGAATGAGCGCGCAGGAATTCGCTGATGCATGGGAAAAAGACCCAGTCAAGGCGGTGCAAGCATTCATCGAAGGCTTGGACAGAATGAACAGCTCGGGCGAGAACGTGAACGCGATCCTTGATGATCTCGGCATGAAGGGCATCCGTCAGAGCAATATGCTCAAATCCCTTGCGCTTGCATCGGGCAACATGTCGGACGCAATCAACACGAGTTCCGAAGCGTACCGGAAAAACACGGCGTTGTCGGATGAAGCGAACAAGCGTTATCAGACCACAGCGGCAAGGCTCAACCAAGTCAAGGAGAAAGCCAGTAATGCGGCGATTGAGTTCGGAAACAGCTTACTTCCGACCGTTGAGAAAGCTATCGACGCGGCAGGCAATTTCGCGGACAAACTCGCGGCGATGGATGAATCCGAACGCGGGGCAATTATCCGTACTGCGGCATTTGCGGCGGCAACCGGTCCGGCGCTGATTGGTGTCGGAAAGACCGTCACGGCAGTTGGACAGATAACGCAGGTAGTCGGAAAAGCATCTATTAAAATCGGCGAAATCCAGACAGCTATGCAGGCGGCAGGCGGCGCGGGAAATTTCTTTGCGGCTGGGCTAACCTCCACAGCGGGCACACTCGCAATCGTGGGCGCTCCTCTTGCGCTCCTTGCCGTTGCCATGGCGAAGGCGGGCGCTGAGTCTAGAAAAGCCACCGAAGAACAGATTGCATTTGCGAATAAAGTGCAGGAAGCCTCCGACGCGGCGAATCGCGCGGCTGAACAGGTCGATGCGGTCGGAACGGCAATCTCAGAGAGCGCGGGCGGAATCCAGTCAGCGGGCGGAAGCCTTGACTACTTCCGAGACATGCTGAACGGATGCTATGACGAGAGCGGACATCTCAAGGAAGGCATGGAAGCCACTGCCGAATATGCGCTCAATGAGCTGAATACGGCGATGGGCACGGACTACAGCACGGAATTCATCGCACAGGCTGAGAACAGCAAGCAGGCGCTTGAAGAAATCAACGGAGCCATTGACCAGAACATCGAGAAGCTCAAACAGCAGGCAATAGCCCAGGCGTTCCAGAAAGACTATCCCAATGCGCTCAAAGCTCAGGCAGATGCACACACGGCACTCGCTACAGCGGAAGGCACATATACGGAAGCGGTCAAGAATGCCGAAGCAGCACAGAAAGAGCTCAATGATGCACTCTCCGCGTCGAACGCCACAACCGGCGCGGGCATCGAGAGACAACAGAAAGCCAAAGCCGCACAGGAACGTGCAAACGAAGCAGTCGAGAAAGCGGCTGAAGCTTACAAGACTGCGGCAGGCGCGGCGGCTGAAGCGGACGCACAAGTTGACGGTCTCAACACGACCATGGAGCAGGCAGCAAAGGGCACACCCGAAGGAGTGCAGGCGGCGGCTGACGCATACGCCAATATCGGAACCGAAGCCAACAAGGCGGGCGAGGAAGCAAGCAAAGCGGCTGACAAGATTATCACATCCAGTGCCGAAGCGACCGAGAAAGCCATTAAGGCAACTCAGGAAAGCTTTAAGAATAATAAATTCCATGGCAAAGTTGAATCCGTTGACGGCGGACCCGAAGCGGCGAGCAAAGCCCATGCGAGCATGAAGTCGACAATCAAAGTTCCGATGGATGGTAATGTCAGACGGGTGCTCGGAGCAGGCTCGGCGGCACAACTTGCCAAGAACAGCATGAACAACATCATCAAGCCGCCAATGCAGGGACATGTGAACAAAGTCAACGGCGGAAACACAGCGGCAACTTCGGCGAAATCCGGCATGAACAGCATTATCAAAGCCCCGATGCAGGGTAATGTTAATCAGGTCACAGGCGGACCGTCTGCGGCGAGCGCGGCAAAGGCAAGCATGAATCCTATTATTGCAAGCCCGATGACCGGCACGGTTGGAAGCGTCACAAATGCGGTCTCTGCGGCATCTGCGGCACATGCTCAGGCGCAGAGCTATTTCAATAATAATCCGTTCCGAGCGGTGGTTAACATTGTTCAGAATGTCACACGGACGGTCAGCGAGATAGTCAGCCGTGTATCTGGACACGCAAAGGGCGGTTTCGTAAATGAAGAACAGCTCTCATGGCTTGCTGAAGGCAACAAGCCCGAGGTCGTCATTCCGCTCGCATCATCTGAGAGAACACGGGCAATTGACCTTTTCAAGCGTACAGCGGCGATTCTTGGAGCGGGCGATGTGGCATATCTTCCATCGCTTGCAGGCGCAGGCACGGGAAGTTCCGTCAACTATGGCGGAATCAACGTTGTCATCAATGCGGCAGAAGGTCAGAGCGAGGAATCCATAGCGGATGCGGTCATCAACCGAATCCAGGACGAACTAACCAGAAGGGAGGCAATGCATGGGTAATATCATCTTTGATGGATACAACTTTGAAGATTACGGCGTGGTTGTCTCCGGCTCTGGAACGTGGAACATGCCGGAACGGTTGACTATAAAAGAAAACATACCCGGAAAGCACGGCGCTCTGATTGTTGACGAGGGAACGTTCGGCAATGTCGAGATACCTTATCCCGCATGGATCGCGCATGACTTTGCGGAGCGATACGAAGAATTCTCCAGAATGCTCGCTGTGCATACGGATAAGTATTACAGACTCGAAGACACCTATCACCCGGACTATTACCGGATGGCAAGGGTCGTCCCCGGTATCACTCCGGAGACCGGAACGCTGAACCGATCCGGAAGCTTCACGGTCGCATTTGATTGCAAACCGCAGAAATGGTTAAGGTCTGGCGAAGAGGCTGTTGACGTACCTGCAGGGCGACAGGGGATTAAGTTGTTTAATCCTACGCCATACGATGCTAAGCCACTCGTAACGGCTCCGCAGGACGTGGAAATAACATTCTCATCAACCGAAGGTGGAGTAGCTCGTCTCTACACCTATCCAACAGCTTATACGCCATGGGTGGACATTGTTTATGACGCAGATATCGAAGAGGCAACCGACAGCGAAGGCTTTAGCGTCAATGAATATGTTTATCAGACGAATGCAATAACGCTAAAGCCCGGTCTGAACTACATTTTTGCTACGAAGGACATAAAAATAGCTCCGAGGTGGTATGTGATATGATTCCAACGCTTTACAATCCCGGTGAGAGGGAATTTAGCACAAATGGTATCGGGAAGCTAAGCGGAGCCATTGAGTGCAAGGTCACGAAAGAGCGGAACGGCATTTTTGACCTTACGATGAAATATGCAACGGGCGCTCCGCACTATGACAAGATAGGCGAGGGCTGCATCATTGTTTCATCGCACGATGATAGGGCAGGCGGGGGTGATACCTTTTATAACAAGGCTAGCCTTCAGCCGTTCAGAATAACAGGAATCAAGCGTGAGACGAAATACGCTACGATTGAGGCAAGGCATGATGCACAGGTACAGCTTGCAGGGCTTCCGGTATGGCCTTATCCGTCTGGGACTAAGACGGTCGCTCAGGTCATGGAGCATTTG